CAGAGCTTAGGCGCATGGTTGAGACACCGCCGCCGGCAGTGTCGGTGCGCCTAGTGAAATAAGAAACGGCCCTTTCGGGCCGTTTTTACAAGTCGAACAGTATCGCCAACAAGACTAGGATAAGAAAAACACCTAGCGCGATCATTCGCGCGTCGCCTTCGCCCACGCAGTCCACGCCGCCCGCGCCCACGCATTCCACGCGAACCGCGCCTCCGCCCGCGCCCGCGCCGCCCGCCCCTCCGCCGCCCGGGCCTTCAACATCCACGCCCGGGCCTCCGCCCGCGCCTCTGCCTTCGCCTTCGCCCTCACCCTCGCCCGCAGCGCCTCCGCCTCCGCCGCCCGCGCCGCCTTTGCGGCCCTTGTCAGCCCGCTCATGCTGCCGCCCAGGCGCAATCAGCCACCGCCAGCCCGCCGGCGCGCGTTGGCATAATGACGCCGACAACGTCCGCAGTCAGGTACACCAGGCCGCTACCATCGCCGCCCGGCAGCAGGCCGAACAGCCCCTTTTCGGAACCTAAGTCCTCGGCGGCGCGCTTGAACCGCACCAGCAAGTCCGCGTCATAATAGGACGGTTTACCGTCCGGCGCCGCCGGCACCACCTTCCGATAGTCCGGGAACGTGCCCGCCACCGGCACGAACACCAGCGCCTCGCCGGTGGCGCGCGTCAGCCTGCACTCAGGCTCGCCCGGCACCAAAATAATCGGCAGGCTCTTGTTACCCTTCCAGGCCAGCGCCGCCTTGACCACGTCGATCGGGATAATGCCCGTCCAGGTGTCCGTATCGACGTCGCCCGCCGCCCGCGCCACGAGCAGCGCGTGGCCATCGGTGGCCGCCAGGCGGATGCCCGCCGGCGACGCCTCGACCAGCACGCCGTGCAGTGTCAGGCGCTGGTCTTTCGGATCGGTGGCCGCGAACCGCGCCGCCGCTTTGAGTTTAGCTCTGTCGATCATTATCATGGTTGCACCTGCTTAATAACGCTATTGAACTTCTCACTGCCGATACGCTCGCACAGCGCCTCAAGCTGGGCCATCGCCGCCGCGCGCGCCTGCCGGCTGTTCAGCCCTTTGCTGCTGCACGGTAACCCCTTGACCGTGCCCGTAACGCGGCATACCTTGGCGCCAATGACCGGGTGCGAGACCGCCCATTCGCGGTAAGCAGCAGGCGCCGCGCCCGCCTCACGGTGGAGCGCCAATCGGTGCGTGGTGGTGCCGCACAGGAAAATAATGGGCGTGTAGGGTACAGGCGAGCCGAAGGGCTGCCCTTTGCTGTCGTGCATTGTGTACGTGTGCATTTTATTGTCCTGTAGGTTATTAGCGGCAGGCGAGCGCCCGCCCGGTGGCGCCCGCGTGAGCAGGCGCCGCCAGTCGGACACTAATCTTCGAGCGCCGCGCGCGCGCGTTCGTGCCAGTCTGTTTTTTCGGGGTCAATCAAATCAACCGCATCGCGGATTACCGCGCGCAACTCCGCCGCTTGGTTCTCAAGATCGATGATGATGGCCAGCGCCGCCGCCAGCTTGGTGTCGCCGCTGGCGTACGCGGCCCTTTCCTGTTCTTCAATGGTTAGCATGATTATTTCCCCATCAATAGTTTTTTAAGCGCAGCTACACTGCGCCCGCTGCGCGCAGCTAACGCCGCCAGCGTGATGTTAGTGCTATCGAATAACGCGATTATTTCTTGATCGGTCATAATGTGAACCCTTTATATTGAGATAAGTAATGCAACGATTATCAGCGCGCCACAAAGCGCGCCGGTGGCCAGCCATGCGAGCGTATCTTTCATACTGTCACGCCCAGGCGCGCAGCCGTGTCCGGACGATTCGCCAGCAGCCACAGTGCGAACTTTTTGGTCATGGCCGCTTTAGCGTAAGAGTGTGGCCATGCGCGCGATGGCGCGCGCAAGCTGCTAAAGTACGGCGCGACGTCGTCGCACGGGTACCAGCGTCCGGCGTTATCCTGCTTTCCGATACTGCGAATAGTATTCCACGTGAGCATTTTACTTTCCTTTAGTTTAGAGTATTGGCCAGTGTTGACCCGGTAGCACACTGTCGCCAGTGTGCTACAAGACTACACTAGAGTAATGCTAGGGCGGTCAAGAGTAGCGTACCCGTAAAAATCGTCCATTGACGCGTACAGAACAACGGACTCGGCATCAATGCCAAGTACGCGACCATCTTTTAAAATCACAAAATCTACTGGACTGTTTCCAGTTAATTCTTCAATTTTATCAATGTATTGCATGATAATCTCCGTTTATTGGCCAGTGTTGACCCGGTAGCACACTGTCGCCAGTGTGCTATCAGATTACGCTAGTGAATTGAATACGATACAGCGGCAACCTTGCGCGACCAGCAAGCACGGCACGTACGGCATTCGCCATTTTGCTTTGGTGCGTTGCATGCCGTACCTATCGGTTTAGTGCTATGCACGTTCGAGACTGCTACGCCTTTTACGTTTTTCAAGCTTGCCGGCACAATCACGGGTTTATCCGTAAACATAGCAGACAATCGGATTATCAGATTATCAGGCACGTCATACTGTGCCGTGAATGCCGCGACAATGCCGTATTCACGGGTAGGCAACCAGTGCATGCAATGGGGCGTGGCGCGCGCCACAGCTGCGATTTTCTCAAGATGATCGATATCTTGAACGTCACCGCTATCATGCCAACGAAAGTACTTGTCTGCACCAATAGATATCACCATGGCATCAACCCATAGATCATCCGTGATCGATACTAGGCGTGCATGCTGTGCTGGTTCGATACCGTTAGCGTACTTGCGATAGTTACCCTTTTCGGCGTAACACATCGCACATATTGAGTTCGCGATCTCGCGCATGCGAAAACCTGTAACGCAGGCAATGGTAGGCAAACTATAAGACTGGCACGGCATTTTGGTTGTTTGAGTTAAACCGCCGTGTACTTGTGCTGCTTGTTTTTTGTTCATCGTTTACTCTCCTGGAGTTTACTAACATGCGCGCGGTCGCGTGCATGGAATCAGGATTACAACACGTCTAATACGATATTGCAAGCTTTTTTCTTACGATATGCAGATTATTTGCAGGTTATTTCACACGCGCGCGCGTCGCTGTCCGGGGCGTATGGGCGCAATAGGCTATATTTCAGTCAATCACAAACTCAATATGTATTATCTAATAGTCCATATAGTAGTATAGCGGTAGCGGTATAGCGCTGCGCTGGCGCTGACTTTTCCCGGGTGTAAAAGTAGCTTATTTGGCTATCCGGATCGTGGACTGATAGTTAGTGCTTGCTAACCTGGCGCGCGTTTGTGAGCGCCCACTACCGCCAGCTGCAAAGTGAGTGCCCACTAACTGGACTGCTAGTTAGTGCCCACTAACTTGTATGTAAGTGCCCACTAACTGGACTGGTAGTTAGTGCTTGCTCATGCTGCAATGCAACATAAGTAAGCGCCCACTAGCTTTGAAGTGAGTGCTTGCTAACTTGTAAGTTAGTGCTCACTAACATAAAGGTGAGTGCTTACTAACATGGGGGGCCCGGGCCCTGCGCTCCCCGTGTCGGTCACGGTATCCCCCACGAACAATTTTTATTTTTAAAAGTATCTTAGCTTGCGCCCGTACATCTGATAGGTCAAATAGGCCAAATAGACAACACGTTTAAGTCCGTGGTATAACGCAGCCATGTTCCAGTCCCTACCACTGGCTATACGACCTAGAGTTCAGGCGACAGAGGCGCGTCTGGATGCCATATACAAAGCTGCATCTATGGGGTTAAAAGGGGATTCACTGGCACTGGCGTCTGGGATGCTGCCTTTAGAGTACCGGCAATTGTGCCAATTTGACCCATTGGCCGAACTAGCGGCGCAGAAGGGCAAGGCGGACAACGAACTGCGCGCAGCGCAACGCCTAAACGAGGCGTCTGAAGGCGGCGATGCCAAGGCCAGCCTGGCAATCTTGCAACACGTACACGGCTGGACGGCCCGGCAAGAGATTAGTGTGGACGTCTACCAGAAGATCAGCGTCATCACGGCGCTTGAACAAGCCCGCGCAAGGGTGATCGAGGGGACGGTGATAGATGGCTGAAGAAGAAACCTTTGCCGAACGACTTGTTGGCGGCGCAATCGGGCTTTACGCGCGCAATGCTGACCGCGCAGCAATGCCCACCAATCGACGGGTGTTTTTGGACTCGGTAGTTGACAAGCGTAAAGACCCAATTACCGAATCGTCTTTCACTCCCGCTGAACTAACAGAATTATCTAACGTAGTAGCCGCCAAATACGCGCCCCTGCACGCGCCGGTAAACCAATACGCCGCGTATCTGCAAAAAAGTTTAGCTTCGCACGAAGCCGCGATAAAAGCTAAAGACCTCGATAAAACAATGTACCCCGAAGCGGCGGCTGCTTTCAACAAAGATTTGGCCGCAATACAAGCGTTTAAGGCCGGCAAACTTACGCAAGATTTTTTAGATTTAGCCAGCGGCAAACAAACTTATTTCCGCGACCAAGCAATGCGCGAAGCATCTCGCGATAACAAAGATTTACGCGATTTTTTTAATGTAAAACCGTCTGTGCAATACGGTGATTACCGTTCTGACACCATGTTGGAACCACGGTCAATTTTTTCATCTTCCCCTAGCGCAATGTTACAGACTACATTGGGCCGATTTAACTATGCTGTAGACCCCAAAACCGGCGGTTTAGTAATAACGGATAGTTATGATTTTAACCCCCGGCAAAACCCGTTGACCGCTACAACGCGTCCAGCACAACCGTTAAACGAAGGCGACCTTGCAGAACCATTAGGCGGCGGCGCGTATGGTCTGATTAGGCAATGGGCAGGCCGAGCAATGCCCCCCGGTGCCGGCCGCCCAGTTAGAGTTCAAACAAATGCGTTAGCCCCGCCAATGCAAAACGGTCTGGCTAAATAATGCAATTACCGATCTATCAGTCTGAGGAAGAACAGCGGCTGATGGTCGAGCTGTGGTCGCCCGCGCTGGCGGACGACCCCGAGGCGTTTGTGCTGTTTGCCTTCCCTTGGGGCCAGAAAAACACCCCGCTGCACAAGTTCAAAGGCCCGCGTAAGTGGCAGCGCGAGGTGCTGCGCGACATCAAGGCGCACATTGCAGGCAACAAGGGCAAGGTGCAGATGGACACCCTGCGAGAGGCCGTTAGTAGCGGGCGAGGGATTGGCAAGTCAGCCTTAGTATCTTGGCTGGTGCTGTGGATGCTGACCACCCGCATCGGCGGCAGCGTCATCATCAGCGCCAACTCGGAAAACCAGTTGCGCTCGGTAACCTGGGCCGAGCTGACCAAGTGGTCGGCTATGTCTATCAACAACCACTGGTTCGAGATCAGCGCAACCAAGCTGGTGCCGGCGCAGTGGCTGTGCGAGCTGGTCGAGCGCGACCTCAAGAAAGGCACACGTTATTGGGCTGCGGAGGGCAAGCTGTGGTCGGCGGAGAACCCCGACAGCTACGCGGGCGTCCACAACCAAGACGGCATGATGCTGATTTTCGACGAGTCCAGCGGTATACCTAACCCCATATGGGAGGTCGGCGCCGGATTCTTTACCGAGAACACGCCGGACAGGTACTGGTTTGCTTTTAGCAACCCGCGCCGCAACGAAGGTTACTTCTTTGAGTGTTTCCACGCCAAACGGGCGTTCTGGAACACCCGCAGCGTGGACGCAAGGACGGTGGAGGACACCGACAAGCAGGTCTACGAGCAGATTATTGCCGAATATGGCGAGGACAGCCCGCAAGCCAAGGTCGAGGTGTACGGTGAGTTCCCCGACGCGGGCGAGGATCAGTTCATCAAGCCCCTGCTGGTCGAGGACGCCATGCAACGGGAGCGGTGGAAGGACACCACGGCGCCTATAGTATTGGGTATCGACCCGGCCAGAGGCGGCGCTGACTCTACGGTGCTGGTGGTGCGCCAGGGGCGGGACATTGTGGCCATCAAACGCTACTCGGGCGAGGACACCATGACCATAGTCGGGCGGGTGATCGACGCAATCGAGGAATATAAGCCTATTTTGTCGGTTATTGACGAAGGCGGGCTTGGATACGGCATACTTGACAGGCTAACCGAGCAGCGTTATAAGGTGCGAGGGGTAAACTTTGGCTGGAAAGCCAAAAACTCTATTATGTGGGGCAACAAGCGGGCTGAAATGTGGGGAACCATGAAGGATTGGCTGAAAACAGCGTCCGTTCCAGTTGATCGGCAGCTAAAAGCTGATCTGGTCGGCCCCATGAAGAAGCCTAACAGCAGCGGTACGATTTTCCTTGAAGGAAAGAAGGAAATGCGTAGTAGAGGGTTAGCTTCACCCGACGCCGCCGACGCACTGGCGGTTACTTTTGCCTTCCCCGTCGCGCACCGCGAGTATCGGGAGCCGACCCGGCGCACAGCGTCGGCTCACGCCAGCGTAACCAACTCATGGATGGGTAGCTAAGTGAAGAAAAGCGTATCTTTAGCCATTGGTCGAGGCGAGAAGCTCCCAGTTAGCAAGGGCGCTGGCCTGACCGCCAAGGGTAGGGCTAAGTACAATGCAGCCACC